ACCAATAGAAAAACCAGTTAGTGTTCCATCTAGAACCTTTTCCCAAGTATCTTGTGCACCCTTTGAAACATATGCTGATACGAATACACCGTTATAAAACTTCTTTGAGTCTGGATCAAAATATTTATCTGCTTTGAATGAAACCATCTTGCCTACTGCTAGTGGCTGATGCATTTCTCTAATGTTCCCTCGGAATTTTGCAAAGGCATCCATTGATGCTTCGGCTGTTACAATGTCATCTTGCTTATCTAAATTGTCTAAAGATGCAAAACCAGAAACGACTCTTCGTTCCTTGTCTACCTTAGTAAGAGGCATCGAAAGACGCAAATTGTTACCATCGGTATCCCAATGGACCTTAGATATATTGATCACCATTATATTATATACCCCCTTTTATCATATCTTGAATATTGAGATAGTCAGATCTTTAGAATTAATAGGTTTTTGCCCAAGATGGGTTCATTGCTTCTAAAAATGAGTTAAGTGTGCTTTCTTTCATACCATGAAATTGCTTAGATATCCTATAATACTCACTATCCTTTTTGGCTAAATGAACAAATAGAAGCAGAAGGTAGTCTTCTTCTTTGGTAGATGGGAAATCTGGCCTCCAGTGCAAGTCTTCTTCACCCTTGATAAAAGATACAGAATTTATTTGATTGCTAAAATTTTCACCCTCAATGACCAGTGGCCAATCAATTGTAGCATCAATGACTATATCCATAACCCACTCACCAGTAACAATATCCTTGTGTTTTCTGAGTTCTGGGACTTCTCCATCTTTAATTTGATACTTAACTATTTGAGTATAAATAACTTCTAGAGAGTCGTCTCCAATTTCTTTTCTTGCCTCATCTAAAAGCATATCTTGAATTTCTTTTGGCAAAAAAACTATTCTATAATATCTTTTAAATTCTTTACCGTAAGAAAGTCCTAGGTCTTTTATTTTTTCAAATACACAATTTTTTATTTTGTCAAAACTTGCAATATTAAAAAAGTCAGCCTTGTATATAGATATCATTATTGAGCAGAACGTCCCTCACCTTTTGGATTACGACCTGCTACAGTTGATGTACTATCTGAGTTGTTGCTTGTTCTTTCTGCGTCTCTTGCTCTTGTTGTATTTGCCTCTGCTGCTGTGGTTGGCTTAAGGTCTAAGACCTCATCCCCACCATCACGCTGTGGCATATCTAAAAGAACTCTTGCTTCGTTTGGAGTCATGATCTGATTCTTAACATATCTCTCAAGAATTTGAGATTGTGCTATTTCGTCAGTAAGAGTTAGTTCGTTGAAAACAAACTCAAGAATATCTGTTTTTTCACGGACAATCTTGTTAATCATTTTTTCAATTTGTCTTTGTGCTGGTCTTGCTACCTGCTCCTTAAAGGTGCGATCCTGTGCAAGTGCTGCTGCAATAGATCCAGAATCGCCACCTCCAAGTTTAGACAGTGGCACTTGATGTGCAACCAGGATATCATCACGGTTTTGTTTACGATACTCTTTAAAAGAGCCGTCTTGTATTCCGTCTTCGATGGGATCCATTTTAAATTCTACTTTATTGTTTTCGCTATCACCTGGAAGTGGAATATATAGCGTTCTGTGTGACTGCCCTCTTAGATTTGTTTGTAAGAATCTAAACATCTTATCTTCTGCGTCGCCAGAGAGTTTTGCACCTTTTAGTGTTACAACGTACCTTGGTACTGCCTTGTTTGCAAAGTAGTCAATATTGTATTGTGAAGCAAGAGAATCTCCATGTAGTGAGTTAATAGCCGACATAATGTCTGGCACTCCGTAGAATGTATTGAGAGGTGAGTACTGTTTAAAGTGAATAATTTCATTTGGTCTGGCATCTGTTGTTATTGGGTTTTGATTTTTTGCTCCAAAGTTACGGAAGTAAACAATCTTGTTTCCAATGATTTGAACATACCCATCTTTTAGCCTTCTTACTCGCATTGTTGTTGTTGGTATATGTCCAACGTATCCAATTTCTCCACGAGTTGTTCTTCCAATTTCTAAGTATCCATTACCTGTTGACTGAAGATCTGTATAAACCTTTTCCATTGTTGCTGTAAAAGAATCGTCATCATTAAGTGACTCTAGCCAGTCACGCATTTCAATCTTTGCTCTTTCAATTCTTTTTCTTGCCTTTTGTGTTGCGCTATTATCTTCTGATGACTCAAGCCTCATCATTGTTCTTTGAGAAACCTTAAATTCGTAGCCTAGCCCAACAATGTTTTCTACCTTTGCATCAATTGCTGCGTGGTTTGCAAATGAGGTATCATAATAGTTTGCCAACTCATATAGGTTCCATGGTGGAGTAATAACATCAAACATGCCGTAGCCGTTTACGTATACTAGACCTGGGTTTATCTCTTTTGATTGTGCTCCATCAATACCGCTTTTTCCAGCAAGTGCTGCGGTTGTATATTGAGTTGTTGGCTCAACCATTTTTGATGTTGATCTGCTTATTCGTCTTTTAAAGTTTGACTCTAGTCCATCAAGAGATTTTAGTGTTTCCCAATTACCAACAAATGGGTCTGATTTTGAAAAAGGATCATCTTTCTTTATTGCATCATCAATTCGTGCACCAATTTCATATTCGTTGTCTTCCATGATTAGTCCTCATCTCCATATTTAGCAATTGTATCTTTGGCTGCTTGTACTGCCCCAAGATCATTAAGGGAAGGAATCAGCCCAGCATTTAGTCTATCTACCTGCTCTGAGTATTCTTCTTCTGAAACTCTTGTTAATCCTGGAACGAATACGCATGTTCCATCTCCTGGGTCTCCATAATGCATTGCTGTTTTCTTTAATTCTGCCATTCTAGAAATATCGTTTTTGTCTGAAGGAATGTTCAGAACAGAGCCATTTCCATCTGTAAACCATTTTCCATTTGCCTTTTTATATACATAAAGTCCCCAGTCATAGTTCTTTTCAATGACCTGTCTTCTTACATTCTTTACAATTGGTTGACCAGTTTTTGGGTCTATTAGTGAATCCATAACCATAAGTATACCATACTAGGCAGGATCAACCACAAGTTGGTTCCAATTAACATCTGAATATGCTGTGTACTTATAGTTGCCAAAGCGTAAAACGCTGTTGTCTTCTACAACTATCTTATTTGTTCCAGTATAACTTTTATAGACTTCTGATGGATTTACTCCATAGTAACTTGTTTCTGACAAAACCAAGACTTTGTTCCAGTTAAATGATCCGATATTCCAAAATTTCCAGTCTAGTTCTGTAGAATTGAGGACCTTAACTCTAAACCAGGGCCTTTCGGAAACATTTTGAACTTCCTGCAGGTTTGTTGACTGATAGAAGGATATATTGTTAAATAGTATTGGTCCAGTAAGTCTAATGGCTCCCTCAAAATATGAAAAATCTAAACTGTCTGAAAAACTAATACCAAGAAATCCCCAGTCTTGTAAGGTTATGACTGGTTCTTTTACGATTTTTCCATTCCAGTAAAACCCAATTCCGTTTTGTACTAATCCAGTTTTTGTATCAATTGCATAAACCTTTGCTCTTCTTCCGCTTGGATCACACGCAACCATATAAAACTTTATGTATGAACCCTTACTTTCTACCTCAAAAATTTCTGTTGGTGCATATGGGAAATATTCTCCATCAAATCTAACGGCAAGTTGCATAGCAATAACCTTAAACCCATCTGCCCTGCTTGTATTTATAGGAATCATAAGACCTCTATTTATGAGTGGATCATAAGTTCCTTTTAACTGGATACCACTTGTTTTTGTTAGATACAGGTATGGAGATGATGCATTATATATTGAAAAAGGGTTATTCTTTTTAAAATTATAATAAATTCCAGACTTTGTATAAGGATAAATGGGTGTTCCAAATCTTGTACCAATAGGGCTTGCATCTGACTCATTTAATGCTTGAGAAGCATAAGACATGTTCTTTATACTAACATTATTAACTGATGAATTTTTTAAGTTAATTTCTATATGTGTGACTATTGACAAATCATTAAAGTCAACACCTGAAGGTGGATAAATTATCATATTATCAACAACCTCATACTTTGTAGTCATCCAATCAGTTCCTGGAACTAAGACCCCATTTCTTTCTGGCTTTTCTATTTTATTAAAATACTCAGAAGTTGCATTTGCTCCAAGTTCAGTATACTGAAATGTAATATATGTCTTTACTAATGCACCTTCTGTATCATACTTATAACTTTTTGCTATTTTATTTTTTAGATCTTCGTAATCATTGTAACCAGTAAATAAATAATTATCTAACGAATCATAATTTCTTTGAACTGGAATGCCGTAATCATTAGCAAGTTCTGCGTATGTCCATTCACTTGGATCTGTTTCTATTGCAAGAGTTTTTGAAGGTATTGGGTAATTAAAATTAAACTGTATAAAATCAAGGTCAAAATACTGATCACCCCTTTTATCAAAAACAGATTCTGCAAAATAGGTAAGTGGCAAATTGTCTTCCCAATATCCATTTGACGATACTGCAAGCGTATATTTTTCAAATAAAATATCTGGGACTAAAGTATAACTGGCAGTGTGCTCAATCAAATAGTCTTCTTCCATTAGCACAACTTTTCCACCATCAAGTGCTCCAGGAGAAACGTCTGTAAGTCCTCCGTATGGGCGTGGAGAGACAGTATCAATACCAGCATCAACATCCACTATTTCATCATTTTGATAAACATCAAACAAGTTTTCATTAAGTTTTGGAATGCCAAGTTCGTTGAACAAGTTTTTTATCTTTTGAAAATTATGTTTTGTTGCAAATCCAATATTGTAAACTTTTCCTGTAAAAGTAGATGTGTTTGTTAATTCATTGCTTTTATCTCCTCCAACATAAAGCCTTAGATCTGATAATGACCCAAAGAAACTAGATACAGGGTTTCCAAATATTTCTACAAACCTAGGAATGTTTACACCTACTTCAATAAATTTATTTGGATCTAAATCCTGAGAACTATATATAACCTCTGTTTTGCCATTTGCATAGATGCTATATAATATTTTTTTATTAGAAACTTCTATTTTAAAATAGTCTAAAGTGTTTTCTTTTTCAATTTTAAAAAGTATTTGTGGAGTTGTTACATTACCTTTTAATCTAAAGCATCCGTAAAATGCTGATATTGGAGTATTTAAAATATCAAAGTTTTCAAAAAATAAATATCCTCTAACATTGTCCCATGAGGATGAGGGCCGAAATGTAAAATAATCTCTTTGATCATATAAAAAGTTTTGCGTATTTGATATTAAGTTTGCAGTTTTATTTTCATCAAATAACTCAGACTCTGTTTTTGATGATAAGACTATTTTGGGAAGTGGATGGGATATTACAGAAAGTGCTTTGTTTTTGGTGGACAAGTTATCACTAAAGCCTTGATCCCAAGAACCAGTTTTAGGGTAAGAGTAATTGGCTGTATATTTTGCAAAAGAATAGTCAACTGTAACAGAAGTTCCACTATACGATGTATTAATATTTTCTGGTATTTCAACTCCTTGACCAAAAACAAACCTTCTTTTTGCAACTGCTGAAGGAACTAAATAAGGATAAATTCCTACGCAGTCTATATCTATTGGAGAAATATCATCATGTGCATAAAAACCTATCCAGTCTTGGCTTTTGCCTGCTACAAACTCTAAAGGAAAAACTGCCAAGTCTTGATCATGTTGAATTGATATGACCTCTGTTCCATTAATTAACAAAGATGCAATATCTTTTCCAACATTGAGATGTACAAGCATTGGTCTTGTCCACTCTCCAATATAGTTTGTTTTGTATTCATTACCAATTTTTAATCCAATTGATGGTCCATCTACATATATTCCATCGGTGGATGCAATGGGACCAATAATTCTTTTCCTATCATTTGTATATGAATTTACTCTAAGCCAAGTCTCAAGAGAATACTGCTTAAATTGGCCTGACTTGTTTAGCATTCCAACCCCAGGAACTATTAACGAAGGATTAGTCCCATTTGCAAAAAGAGTTGTGTGGCCAGCAGTTCCATAAACAAGAGGAATACCAGCATTTTTTGCTTTTAGCATATTGTCAGATACAAGATAGTAGGCATCCAGTTCTTGAAGTCCATAACACTTAGCAACAACACCCTTTTGTGGTGCTATAGAAATTGTTGAGGGGATATCTACTACAGTTGTTCCAAGCGAAGTTGATGCAAACTCTTCTGACCATTGTCCTAAAGTTATTCCGTTAACTCTAAATATATGCTTTGCTGCATTATCTCCTACAAAATTAATTTTAAAAACAATTCTAATTGCTACATCTTCAGGTGGTGTATCAAATGTTTCTGATATAAAGATCCATCCGTTATTAACTACTGTATCAAAATCTTTAAGATGTCTTATATCACTACCGCTGTTTTCATCTCTATATTCATAACCAATTGAGAATCCTGATATATAAGAACTTTCAGAATAAAAATACCCACCTACTGAAAAAGTTCTAAGATATGTATTTAAACTGCTTAGGTTAATAATTTCAGGACTAACGGCAGTTATGGACGCTTGCTTATCTGGTACAGAACTTGCAAGAATTCTATAAACAGAACTATTTTGAAAAGGCTCTCCAATTGATTCTGGATATGCTAATGGAGTACCGCCACTTACTTTCCAACTTAACAAATTTCTTTGTGACTCTGAAATTAAAGAAATATAGTCTGCATTATCATCAAGAGCCCACAGGCCAGTCGGGTGCTCAGCAAATACTTTTTCTGCGTATAGGTTTGATGAAGTAGACATTATAGGTCTATTTTACCACAGAAGCCTACTTGTTTATTTTAATTTCACAGTAGTCTGTTGTACAGTATGATTCGCCTTGAGCCTCAAGATTATCAACACCGTCGTAAATTGCACCAAAATCAATATGCTTTAACTTGCCAATATAGGACTCATACTGCTTTTCAGTAATCTGAGTATAAGGTTGCTGTGGATAAACCGTATTTCCCATTGGTAGGAATGAAACAGCCTTTAGTTGTCCCTCGTACATATTAAGTGCTGGAACAATGTGCTTTGATTCTGTTTCCTTATCAAATGATAATGTTACAGAAACACCATTATCAGACCAGTACTTTTGAGCAGTTGCAGCAAGAGCAATCTTTTCAAATAGCGTTACTTCCTTTTCAGATCTTGGATGACCTGATTTGATTGGGAAATAAACTACTGATGTGTTTGCTGATACAACGTCGTCTTCAATTGTGTACCCTGCTGCTTTGAACAAATGAATCATTGGATCTGTAGTTCCAAATCTAATTGCACGAAGGAAGAAGTTTCCTCCAGGACCCCAGTGAACTCCAGGAGTTGCACCAGAAAGAATTGAAACTGATCCTGATGGTTTAACTGTTGTTACACGAATTGATTCACGAACACATAGCCATTCAGAGTACTGGTGATCATAATGACGGATCTTGTTATATCCTTCATCCATCCATTCACGAACGGTTGGCAAACCCTTTTGATCTGCAAATGATGCAATACCAGTAAGGGATGTGCCAATGCGACGGTTGCGTTGCATGATGCCGTTTGTTTGTGGCCAGTGTGTTGGAACAAGTGTTACAGTCTTTCCATAAAGATATGCAAACTTCAGGGTACGCAGGAAGTCTTCCTTAGACTCATGACGATTCAAGTGCACTTCTACAAGTGTACATAATTCGTATGACTCTAATGGCTGCTCCGCACAGGGATTAAAGCCCATCACACGATAGTCTTTTCCATCTGGCGCATCCTTTAGTCTGCCATAATTACGAGCAACATCAAGCCAGATAAAACCTGGCTCTCCATTTTCTGTAACTAAATCTACATAGTCTTCGTATTTTGTTCCTACTTCTGCTGAAATAGAATTATTAGACATCCACGCCCACCCTGGATTTTCTGGATCAAAGGAGTTGCGCTCTGGAAATAGTTCTGAGTTTTTTAGGTTCATAAATGTTTCATCCCCTGCATTTCCCAAAGCAAGTGTTGCTGATCTGCGAACATTACCTGATACCACACAGGTACCAATAAGGTTTACAAGGTCTACGATAGCACGAGAGTCTAGTGTTTCACCCGCTCTGGAGCCGATTACACGGTCTATGTAGTCGTGCAACTTAATAAGAGGTGCAGGGCCTGATGCAACGCCTCCAAAGCCCTTAATAGGGGCTCCTAGGGGTCTGATCAAATCATAGTTAAACTTCTGGATACTCTGGTTTGCTCTGAGATATGAGTTAATAAGAAGTCGGACTGACTCTACCCAGCCTTCACGAGTGTCTGGGATTTCGAACACCTGTTCTGGTTCTGTCGGGGCATAGATTGAGAAATGCTTATCCTGTCCCACTGTATCAAACCCTACACCAATACCAAGCATGAGTGCATCCATAACCCAAGCAAACAGGGCTCCTGGATCATTCTTGTCAAGGTCCTTAGTAGAGACCATTGCACAATTCTGTAGTGCTGCTGAGTTCTTTTTCTCCATTACCATAGGAGTTCCAAATGCCCACATGCCTCGTCCTGGTGGTGTCCACTTTAATTCAAACATTCTTTGGAATGCTTCTTGTGCTGACTTCTGAGCCTTATAATCATTCCATGGCAAACGGTTTTCTTTAGCATGATTCTTCTGTACTGAATACATACCCTCGATTACACGACGACAAACCTCATGCCATCTTTCCTTAGTTCCATCTTCCTTCATGCGAGAATAAGTACGGATAAATGTAATCTCTCCTAAAGAGTTCTCTGCTGCATCTTTAAACCCAAAAGGGTTTGGGGCAGAAACATATTTATCTATAAAATCTTCTGGAAGTCTAAAACTAAAAAAATCTGACATAATATTTATCGTCCTTTCAAAAACGGATTAAGTGTTAATTATAGCAGAGTTTTATGAAAAGCAAAACTCTACCTAAATGTACTGTTGAGAGTTTTACTTAAAGTTTTTCTTTTGCCAAAACTTTAATCTATAACCATTTTGGAAAGTAGATCTAGTTTTATTTCTTTGCTCTTCTACTTTTTTTGCTGAAAAGTTTTTGTCTAATTCCATTGTCCAATCTTCTCTCTTAAAAGGAAAAACCTGAAACATTGGAGTTCCTTGTTTAATAGTTCCTTTAAAATTCTTTTTTACTAAAAATGATAAATGACCATCAGTAAAATAGTTATCAGTATCAACTACAGCATCGATAGCCTTTAGGGGTGATGAAGGTTGATGGATTGGGTTTGTAAAAAATGTACTATATCCTTTATCAGTTTGAACCATCCAAGTAGGATGAATTCTTAAAATTTGATTACAATAAATATCTTTGTCTATAGGCAAATGAGACACTTGTTCTGGAAGATGCTCACTTATTAATGCTGAGTAGTATTTGCTCATACCCGCAGGTAATTGAAGATTAATTTTTCCATCAGTTGTATCTATATATATATCGCATGGAACTTTTAAAAGGTATCCCATAGACATTGCATCAAAAAAGGGTTGACATTTTTTTACAGTAAGCCTCATTATTCCTCTATCAGGAACGTCGTGTCCTGCAATTGCTGGTTGCTCTTTGTACCAGGAAGGGACATTTTTTGCTGCTAACTCTGGTTCTGGAACAATGTTTAGTAGTTGTGGGTACATCTGTAAAAATCTAATTGTATTCATATAGCCCTTTCGATATTTTAATTATACCACATCACAGGGTTTGCCAAGTTTTTGGATCATGCATTTCAAGCATGTATTTTGGTGCAATATAAAAATATAACAATTCTTCATCGTGCTCTACAACTGTTGAATTATCTATGCCACCACAAACAATTAAACAATTGTTATTTTCTGGCTTAATTTTAACTAAATTATTTTCTAGATGTATTGTTTCAACAATTGTTTCTTTTTTATTTAAATAAATTTTACCATAGAAAGATAGGGTTTTTTTTGAACCAGAAGTAAACCTAATATCATTATTTTTAAAAAGTATTTTTTCGTTAGAAAATAAAACTTTATATTCTTGATTTTTGTAGTTTATTTTGTTTTCTTTACACATTTCTTCTGTTATTTTTTTTATTGTTTCATTTAAGGAATCTTCTATAATAAAAAGTTTATAGGCTGTCATACTGATACCCTTTTACCAAAAAAAACATAAGGATATATCGGCTGATCAAAAAATTGTTGTTTTAAATCTGCTGTACCTTCAGACGTAGACATTAACGTAGGATCAAAGTTTAATGTAGAAGACAACAACTGGTTTCCAGCATTATTACCAGAAGCAGGTGGGATAAGTTTTTTCTTAGTCATGTGCTCTAGCACTTTGGCACCATAAAACAATGTTGCTCTAGCCAAGCCTTTGTTTCTGAGAATTGGAGAAACAAAAAACCTTTCTGCAACTATTACGTCTTTTGTGTAGTCATTTGTCCATGTTGAGTATATGTCTGGATAATCATTTGGAATATGTTCTCCTACACAGACAGATCCACTTGGATATTTGTCATTAAGGTATACACAACATATACCACCTAGATCTTTGTGATTTTTAAAAAAAACATAGTAAAACCATGCTTTTTCAATTCCTTCTGGATACGAAATTTCTTTAAAATCTGAAGTATCTAAAAGAGTAACCATTTAAGGCTAATTCATTGTTTGGTAACCGTCGAAAACCAAGAAATGATCTGTATAAAACATATCATAAGGTTCACAGTTAATAGAAACAACTTGATGAGGGATATATGAAACTATTAATTCAGTTATAGGTATCCAAGTGTTTGTGTCTGCAGACCATAACTCATCTGTATCTAGAAGATCAATAGATGCTATCATTTTAGCAACATTATCTCTTTTTACAAGCAAGAAGTGAGATCCTGAATAAAATTCACCATTTATTGCTACAGATTCTTCTGCTGTTGTAGTTCCAATATTCATAATTGTTGTTTCTTTATTAGGCAAAAGATCAAGTGTTTCTGGATTACCTGTCCAGTTTTCCATTTGTTCTTTTGTAAAGTTTGTTCCTAGTTCAGGAATTTCTGTAGATACAAGAATATCTCCTGCTTTAAGATTTTGTGCTTGTGTATATCCATCTGTTGTTAATACTAATGTTTCTACACTTACGGACTTACCGTACCCGCCACCAAAACCAAACTCGTATGCGCCAAAGGCTCCGAAGGCTCCGAAGGCACCAAATGCTCCGAAGGCTCCGAAGGCACCAAATGCTCCGAAGGCACCGAAGGCACCGAAGGCTCCGAAGGCACCAAATGCTCCGAAGGCTCCGAAGGCACCAAATGCTCCGAAGGCACCGAAGGCACCGAAGGCACCGAATGCACCGAATGCTCCGAATGGTGCAAATGAGAATGCTGTAGTAACAGATCCCGATTCAGAAGATGTTCCTGAGTTACCGTTTGCATTTGTAGCATAAATATTATATGTTTGAGCAGTTCCTGCTTCTTGTGAAACGGTTACAGATGTTCCTGATGTATCTCCAGATTTTCCATCATTAGATGTCCAGTGATAGTTAGTAATTGCTAAACCGCCATTTGCTGGTGCTGACCAAGAAACATTGTCCTGGTTAGCATTAGGGGATGATGCTGATGGGGCACTAGGTGTTTGTGGAACAGTAGTAACAGTTACAGAATTTGAAGCAGCGCTTGCTGCTGATGTTCCTGATGCATTAGTTGCTGTTACTGTAATAGTTGTAACAGCACCTGATCCAAAACCAGTAATGACTAGGGGAGAAGATGATCCAGTTGCAGTATGGGTTGCTCCGTGAACACTACAGAAACCTGATGCCGTATAAGATGTTGCAGCGTTAGGCCCAGTATGTGTAAATGTTACTGATACAGCACCATTGTTGTAGGGACGGGCTGTACCAACATCTGTTGCTGTTCCAATAGTTGGTGCATATGGTGCCAAGAAGTCATTTGCTCCTTGACTCATTCTACCTGCTTGCTTTGACATATTTAATCTCCCTTATTTCTTTAATTTTTATTATGCTGACAAGTCGCCAAAGACTAGCCATCCTGATGAAGTTTTCATTGCTGTTGCAACTGAATATGTTGTTCTGAACTTAAGTCCTGGTGTTCCAACAACTGAGTTAGTTGAAGCAAATAAGGCTCCAGTTCCAGATTCTTGGAAGAAATCAATTGACTGTCCAGTTGAATACCCTGTTGCAGGAAGAGTAATTTCTACTGCTCCAGTTAGTGGAATAAACTGATCTGCCCGTGATGCTTCGATTGTTCGTGCTCCTGCTGCAAGTGCAGTTGGAATATTAGTAATCGAAGGAACGCCAGCCTTTGTCTGTGTACCGTCTGTAAATGCTACTCCTGCTGCTGCAACTGTTACTGTACCAGTAAATGTTGGTGAAGCAAGAGGTGCTTTTGCTGCTAAATTAGTTGTAACTGTTGATGCAAAGTTTGCGTCATCACCAAGTGCTGCAGCAAGTTCATCAAGTGTGTTAAGTGCTGCTGGAGCACCAACTAGAAGTGCATTAACTTCTGCAATTGCTTCTGACTTAGCAGTTGCGATTGCTGAAGCCTGTGCTGTAGATACTGGCTTTGCTGTATCTGCTGTATTATCAACATTTGCAAGTCCTACTGAAGACTTTGTAAGTGCTGCTACTGCAGTTGAAATCTTTGTATCTGCTGCTGTACCTGCTGCTGTAATTGCTTCAGACTTTGCTGTAGCAACTGTTGTTGCTGTTGCAAGAACTGATGTGTCTGAAATACCGTGAACATTTGTAGTATCAACATCATGTGCTGAAACCTTTGTGTCTGCTGCGGATGCTGCTGCTGCGATTGCTTCAGATTTTGCTGTTGCAATTGCTGCTGCTTGAGCAGTAGAAACTGGCTTACTTGCATCTTCTACGTTATCTACTACACCAAGACCAAGCGAGGCTTTTGTAACTGCTGCAACTTTTGTAGTTGCATCTGATGCTGCTGCTGAGATTGCTGCAGATTGTGCAGCGTTGGCCTTGCTTGTAGCGTCTGCTGAGGCAGTTGCTTCTGCTGCTGCTTGTGCAGCATTTGCCTTTGTAGTTGCATCTGTTGCTGCTGCTGCTTGTGCAGCATTTGCCTTTGTAGTTGCATCTGTTGCTGCTGTTGAAATTGCAGCATTTACTTGTGAAAGGTATGCAAGAGATGAAGTATCTGAAATTCCATGAACATTTGTAGTTGTTGAATTATGTGTAGAAAGTATTGATGCTGCACCTAAAGTTAAAGTGTTTGTGGTTGATGCTAAATCTGCTGAAGTAGTATAGTAAACTAATGAGTTCCAAGCAGTTTGACCATCACCAATTTTAGACTTGCCAGTGTTTGTTTCGTGACCAATCTCTCCTGCTGCTAAAGTAGGATTTGCTGCAGTCCATTGTGTAGAAGTTCCTCTACGCTGTTGCATTCTTGTTGTCATTTAGTTTCTCCTTCTGTACGGTTTGCGTACACTTTCTTATTTTTGTTAATAGTCATTTTTATTCTACTCCCCCACCATCAAGCACAAGGTTTAGAGATGAAATATCTTGTATTGCTGCTTTAACAAACGCTGTTGTAGCAACCCTTGTTGAGTCATTACCAAGTGTTTGTGTTGGTGCCGTTGGATTTCCAGTAAGTGCTGGAGATGCTAGAGGTGCTTTTGCTGATAGAGCAGTTGTAATTGTTGCTGCGTAGTTAGCGTCGTCACCTAGTGCTGCTGCAAGTTCATCTAGCGTATCTAGTGCTGCTGGGGCTGATGCAATTACTGCATTTACGGCATCTGTTGCTGCAGTGATTGCTTCTGATTTAGCAGTTGCAATATCAGTTGTAATTGCTGTTCGCAATGTTGTATCTGCTGCTGTAGCAAAGGCTTTTGCTGCGTCTGCTTTAGTTGTAGCATCTGCTGATGCAGTTGCAGTTGCTGTAGTTATTGCTGAGTTAGCCTTTGTGGTAGCATCTGTTGCTGCTGATGCGATTGCTGCTGCTTGTGCAGCATTTGCTTTTGAAGTAGCGTCTGCTTCTGCCAAACCTTGAACTGCTAGTTTTCCTGTTGAAATTGCTGAATTTCTATCAGTAATCTCTGTTGCAATTGCTGATGCTATTGCTGTGTTACGATTAGATTCTTCTGTTGCTACCTTATTTGTAGCAACTTCTGCTGCGGTGACAAGTGCTGCTGTTATTGCAGTTGCACGGGCTAATGATTCTGCTTGAACTTTAGACGTTGCGTCTATCTCTGCAGCATCTTGTGCTGCGTCTACGTATGTCTTTGTTGCCACTGTTGAATCAATATCAAATGCTTCTGTTGTAGAGTTCCAATCAATTCCAACACCCGCAAGTGCTGACTGATCTACGGTTGCACCAGAAATAGCGTTTGAAAGGTCTGATTGAGTGACTAGAAGTGCAGTATTTGCAATTCCGTGAATATTAGTTGTGTCTGCTTGGTGATTAGAAAGATTTGTTGATACTGTAGTAAAAAATGCTGGGTCATCGCCAATTGCTGCTGCAATCTCGTCAAGGGAATTTAGGAGTCCTGGGGCGCCAGCAATGGTTGTATTTAGGTCAACAAAGTAGTTCAGTGCTGCCCAGCGATTGGTTCCATCACCAATCTTAAATTTATTTGTATCTGTTTCATAGCCAATCTCGGCTGCTGAAAGAATTGGGTTTGCTGATGTCCACTGTGCTGCGGTACCTCTGCGTTGCTGTTGTCTAACTGCCATTTACTTCCTCCTTATGGGGGCTGCCCATATCTATCTTATTATAACATCAATTTGTTAATTGAAATTATCTATTGCTACTCCACCATCTACGGTTGAGGTAAAATCTGTGTCTGATGCATTACCAGAATCTGTGCTGGATGTCATTGGACTATCAAAAAACCCAGAATCAACAAACTGACTTACAATAAGGCCTGTGCCATCAATTGCTGTATCATGAATATGATCTGGAATATTAATTGTGTCTTCTATGGTTGCTTGGGTATACCAAGAACCATTGTAGTGAAAATTAATTCTATTTGTTAGTGTGTCTAACCACATAGTTCCATTAATTGGTGAAGAAGGAGCAGTATTGCCTACGGCCATTGAACGATTATCGACATACTCCTTGGTTGCTGCATGGGCATTAAGGGTTGGAGCCCCTACTGTTACTGCATCTCCGAATGTACCGCCGTTTGCTACGACTAATCCATTTTTGACTTTGAAGTCTTTATCGACTGTTGTCATTTACTACTCCCTCTTCCAACTATTTTTATTTTTTATTACTTAAGCAATGTTCCGACAACAGTAACTGTTGAGTTATTGTTGGCAGTTGTTACTTGAAGTTCTACTGCACGGCCTGTGGAACTAATTGCTGCTGAGATAGAAGATGCTGAACCATTTGTTCCAACAATTCCATATTCAGTAATTGCAATGTTATCTGAAGTGTCAAGTGTTAAAAGAACCTTTGATATTTCAGTGTGTGTTCCGTAAGCAACCTTTACAAGGAACTCTGCTGAACGATAGTCAGCCTTAAGCCATGAATGAGCCAATTGAATTCCTGCTGTTGGTGCTTCAAGTGTTGATGCAACTTGCTTAGCGACTGAGTTTAAATCAACCGCCATGAAGTTTGGAGTAACTCCTTGAAGTGCATTTACTGCACGAGTTGGTGTAAAGTATAGATTATCTACACCTTCTACCAGATCATCAGTATCAGAATCTGCTACACCGTTTTCTGCGGTGATAGTAAGTCCTGCACCTGTACCTGAGATTGTGATATTTGTAAGTGTTGCACCAGTCAAAAGATCTGCTGCTGAAGACTTAGCACGAGCATCTGTAAAGTACTTGTTTGTTGTAGCCTCTTCAATGTCATCTGTGTCAAGAGCATTGATTGAATTTGTTGTATGCGTTTGTGCATTGGTCTGTGCAGTGCTTGCATAACCTTGAGCAGTTACAAGAGCATCTGTGATTTCGTCATCTGTGTAAGAGTTAGCATCTGCTTCTGCAGTGTCTGCGTAGCCCTGAGCAGTTGAAAGTGCTGTTGTAATTTCACCATCTGTGTATGCGTTGGCATCTGTTAGTGCATCTGCTGCTGCTGTTGCTGCTGTTGATGCTGCAGATGAAACTTCTCCATCTACATAAGCCTTAGTTGCTGCATGTAGGTTTAATGTTGGTGCACCTGATAGTGTCAAAGCACCTGTCATTGTGTCGCCAGACTTGGCTACTCTGCCAGCAACTGCGTTAGCAGCGTCAGTAGCATAAGATGGGTTGTTAGCAATTGCTGCAGACAACTCATTCAATGTGTCAAGAAGTGCTGGTGCTGCTCCTACAAGATCTGCAATTTCAGTATCTGTGTATGCCTTAGCATCTGCTTCTGCCTGGTCTGCATATGCTTCGTAAGCAGTTGTAATTGCTACCTCACGATCATCTGTGTAGTCCTTTGCATCTGCCTCTGCTTGATCTGCATAAGCCTGTGTTGCAAGAACATCAGTTCCCCACTTAACAGAAGAACCTGCTGCTGGAGTAAGAACGATATGAGAATCAGAATTGATTGTCATTGCTCCTGCGCCAGTGAAGTTAAGTGTATCTCCAATAGTCTTGTTTGTTAATGTTTGTGTGTTTGTTGTTCCAACTACCGCACCAGTTGCACCGTGTGCTACTGTAGCATTTTCGTGATCTGTAAGATCTCCTGCTACTGCATTAGCCTTGTTTGTAGCATCTGTTGCTGCTGCTGACTGGGCTGCTGCTGCAGCACCTGCTACATCGTATGCTGATGCTGTTGCATCAAGTGCTCTTTGGTTTGTGAAGTAAAGGTTTAAGTTTCCTTCTGAGAGTGAACTTGTGTTGTGGTTTGAAATATCTGATACTTGACCAGTTACGTAACCGACTAAATCTGCTGTAACCTGAGTTGCAGCAAAGTTACCATTAGCATCACGCTTTACGACCTTGTTTGCTTCGTTAGCAGATGTTGCTGTACCACCAATAAGACCAACTACGTAGTCTTGATCTGCTTGCTTCTTTGTAAGAACGTCAAAACCGTTAACTGTCGCTGTTGTACCTTCAACGATAAGACCACTCTTAATTTTAAAATCTTTATTTACTGTTGCCATTTTTTATATCTCCTTAGTTATGCCTTAAGTCCCATACGTGCGTAACGTACAGTGACTGGCTTGATCGCAGGGTCTGGAGTGACTGTCAAAGCCACGGTATTTCCAGTGCGAGAGACATTAATGGTGCCAATATTCCCATCATTGTCGATAGTGCCGTACTCGCTGACTGATACATTTGTACCGTCAACAAGAATTGTTAATTCAGTTGCATAGAACTTATTGTCCCCTGCAGAGGTCTTTGATATTGAAACAATATATTTGACCATGCGCCATACAGTGGCATCAAAGTTATCAATAACAGTTACGTTCTCAATACCGTTGACTGTGTTTTCATTGTTACCATATGTGCCCAAGTCTGTTGACTGAGCAACAAGGGTATCGATTAAATCTACGTAATTCTCTTGAGTAGGTCTATCGCCTGTCTGAAACAGACTTTTTACTCCTGAAGTTGATATTTTAGCCATGTGGTAATTATATCACCTTTTTAACTATTTAATTAAAGAATATAGTTGCTATAGCCAATAACTTGAAGAGGAATTCCTGGTGTATTTCCCAAACCAATAGCCACAATTTGAATGGCTGAAAACTTTACTCTAAAAGGAAGTATGTCTGTAACTAATGTGTTTCTTGTAAAATTTTCTACTTGAATTAAAGGGTAGTCAATAGGAAAAATTTGTTTTGTTTTGTTGTTTAGTTTATCTATGATTACTGCTGTAGCCATTAATCTGTTACATCTTCAAGAATCTTTAGGCTACCCTGAGCAACCGTCCAAACTCTTGTAGGATCTGACACTTGAATGTCAAAGATGTCTCCTGTTTGAAGTTGTACTGACTGTTCTGCTGTAAGCCAAACCGTAAACTCTCCAACCAAATCATCTTCGTCTGCAACTGGAGTTAATGACATAACTGTTGTAGCATCATCTGTAATTATTCCAGGAGTTGAGTTTGGTCTCTTAATCTTCATAGCAATATCCCACTCAGATCCAGCACCCTTTAAAATTAACGGGACCTTTGCATCATCTGTTACATAAACCTTAAAGCCAGAAGTATCTCCACGAACTACAGTCCAAATAACTGTGGGTGGAGCATTACCAATGTCGTATGATGTTTTAGATCCTCTTAAAGTTGCCATAGTTTATTATATCACGAAAGGCCGTCTTTAAGAGCGCCCCAAGAACCGTTTCCTTTTGTTTGAATAATTATTAAACCTGTTACTCCTTGAACTGCAACAACTGCAACATATCTTGCTGGGCCAGTAGATGGTCGACCTTCAACAAGGGCTCCATTAGAATCTATATAAACCTTTGTTCCAGAAACACCAAGAGAGGATGTGTTCATCTGCAAGACTCCAGAAACAACAACAACTCCATTTTCATTATTTGCAATAGTTGATTGAACTAGTCCAAGTATTGGAACATCTGGGTTGTGACCAACACTTGATGGATTGTATTTTGCTACCGTCGGAACTCCAGAAACACTCCCATTAATAAACACAGGAGTTCCAACAAGAAGAGAAACTCCTGATATATTTCTAACTGTCGAAGATACTCCAGTCATTCCGAGTGGTGGTAATATATTATTTAAAGCATCAACCAGCACTTTAAAGTCTCCGTGTACATTCACGGGATCTGAAGCAATAGGATACTTCATAGTAGGATAATTAGATGATGATACAGGCATAATGTTTATTATACACCCAGATTTGACTTTTGGCCGAAAATTATGTTATACTTAGTAGTAACACCTACCAAGGTGTTATTGTTTTCTAAGGAGGAAACTATGATTAAATTTATCGAAAGAAACAAAGAGATCATTAGCACACTCAGTATCGTAGCACTAATAGCGGTTACTTCTAACGCTAGTGCTTCTTCAGATCTTGATACTAAAAACAATCTTAGCCTGGAACAGGCTCAGACATCGGAAACCGCCTCGAAAGAGGTTTTTTTGGTTTCTAAAGCAAAAAAACTAGAGAGTTTTGAGAACAAGGTTTCTCTGACTGATTTAGAACTAAAGGAACTGCTTTCGCTAGTAGGCTTCAAGGG